ATATTTTGATAAATCAAGCGTGTAAACATCATCATTAATAAAATAATGTCCGTTTATCCATGCCTTGCCTTTACCTATCTTTACATTCAGGCCTGTTGATTTTGTAACAGAAAAAGCTGATCCGTAGTTATCAAACACACCATTGCAGATAATACTTGAAAGATATCCGGTGAAATCTTCTGCAGTATACACTCTGTCAAGGTTCTTCGAATCAAAGAATCCATAGTAAAATGCCATATTAATCACGCCCCTTTAAATGTTGGTGTCAGAGAACGACCGTTCTGATCATAGCTTTCTATCATTCCGATAAGCTGGATTTTATTCTGAGAAAGGCCAAATCTGCGGTGTTTTACTGTAACATAATCACCGGTGAAATAATCTTTGTTGTATGAGTATTGAATGTCATTTGCTGCAATTGTTGATTCTGATTTCTGAGTAACAGGCACAAGACTTTCAGCACCACGGCTCTTGAGAATTTCGATATAGTCAACGTCAGGAATAGGAACAGTATCTTTATTTCCGTCCTGTTCTTCATCGGAGATATCCTTTGCATCAACGTACACCTCATATCGTTCCATACCTGATGAATCATCACCGGAAGAATAGGTTGTCATTTTTCTTTCTGTCCCTTCTCCGCATCCGAGGATATATGCAAAGTTCCTGTACTCAGAACCATCAAGCAAATACTGAAAATCAAGCAGATTGCTATATGCATCAGAGAAAATGATATGAGCGTTATCGTCCTGAAGTACAGAACGATCAGTTCCTTGTAATAAATCAAGGTACAGTTTAAAAAGTCCAGTATGAGTACCAACTTCGGCAAGTCTGATATTTGCAGTACCTCCGATAAGTTCACAGATCTTAAAAACCCATTCCATCAGGTTTTCATAACTGACCTGAAGCTGTGCAGTTTTCTGCCAGCAGTCACCGGTAACAGTACCAAACTCAAGCCCTGGAATGCTGCGGTTATCATTAAGCATACTGTTCTGACGGACAGCAGCCTGAACAATTTCTGCATAAGCGGCTTCAGTTTTAAAAGAAAGAGTCGGATAGATAATTCTTCTTGAAAGCAAAGAAATAAGGAAACGTCCGCTGACGGTCAGATAATCACCGTCTTCTGCATTCGTTTCCAGTTTAACCGTTTCTATAATACCAAAATGCTCTGTATCATCATCTCTGCCGACAATCCTGTCTTTCTTAAATATCTCTATATTATGAGGACTGGCTGCAATGTATATTTCAAAGCTGCCGCATTCATAGAATCTTACATCCCAGAGCAGACTTGAAAAGCTGTCACAGACCGCTTCAAGCTAAATGTTAATTGTATCTGCATCAGCAGTCATTTTGTAAATTTCTATCTGCATATCACACCCCCAGATAAGCATTTGTATGAAAGAAGATAACCTTTAGATTCTTACAGTTCCGGACAGCTTCAATGTGAAATGTATTTTTTCCCTCAGAAAGCTGCAGCCAGGTTGAGCCGGATACAAGGCTGTTGATGATGTTACTGTCAACACCGTTCCGATTCAGCGTGATTGTTTTATTGCCTGTTTTAGTTGTGATCGTTATTATATCTCCCTTCAAAACTTCACCGTTAATTCTGAGATATGCACCTGTATCAGCGTTATAGATTGTAGGTGTCATTGCATTATCAAATGCTTCAATCTGAATCGTGAACCCGGTAACATCGCCGCTGTTAATCAGTGAAACATTATCTGTTGTGCTGTATGTGCCAAGTGGAACTCCGCTTGAATCAACAGAGAACGGAAAGGTAAACCCACCAACAATTTTACTGTAGTAAGCCACTTCAGCAGAGGTGCTGTACCAGTACGGATCAGGACAAAGAATTGATATCTGACCGCTGACCAGACCGCCAAAGTTCTGAATTTCACAAGTTTCAACGATACCTTCAGTATACACATCAACACTTCTGGTTTTATAGTAAACTTTGATGTATCTTGAAGGTTTGACAACCTTGTAAAGCAAGTGCCGTCTGGTTTCAAGGCCTGTACCACGCATTTTAAAGGAAATCACTATGTTCCGCTTTTCGATGAAAGCATTATTCAGATAACTGCCATCCATACCTGCATATGTAGCAGTTGAGATAGTTCCAGCAGGCGGATAAAGACCGTCAATTTCTGAAATCATGTACTGATTTGCTGTGGTTGTCATATTTATCTGATCACCGTTTTGATTTTCAAGAATAAGCTGAAATTTCATGAAGACACCTTCTTTCTGGTTGACTTGGTTGGAAGATAAGTGGTATAATGAATGTATTATTTAGAATTATCTTATCTGAATCAAAAATGCGGAGATAGCGCATCGGATGGCGTACCGTCACTTATTGACGGAGGTACATGGGTTCAACTTCCAGGCTCCGTGCCATACTAATTCAATAAATTTCAATATTAATTTGATTAATAAAGAGAAAAAAAGATTTTAGAGAGGAATGAGAAAATGAATTACTATACTGAAATAGAAACATTTTCTAAAAAAAATGATGTGTTATCAAAATTAAAAAAATTCAATCCAGAAATAATTACAAATGATGACGATATGATAGAAATAAAAATTATGAGCAACTATAGCGAAGAATTATGGATAGAAATATCAACTGAGTTCTCTATTTTTTTGGGAGACTGGCACTCTCATTATTTCGCACATATTGGGGAATATTATCGTTTTCTTGATGATTTATTAGGAATACTAGAAAATAAAAAATCCATAAGGTGTGCTTATACAGGCGAGCATTGGTGTGCTTCAGATTTAGCTATGTCAAGTGAAGTAAATCAAGATGAAATAATAGAAAGATTCGGAAATGACAAAACTATAAAATGCAGCTTTTGGGATAAATCAAAGAATTTTGTAATTAATTAATAATTACATATTTGTATTGCTACATTTTTATCACATTCCTCGTCTGCCGATAAATCTCCAGTCTTGATAGAGCCTTCGGTGAATTATTCGTCTGGTTCACGGTCTTGCTGTGATCGTCAGTATAATAATTATTTACAACACCTCCTGTTGAAGTGGATGGTGTAAAGCTGTAATTCATATCCTGCTGCATGGTAAGATTCATAGCTTCTGCTACACCATTTACAGCGTTGGAGACTAACTTCTTACTCCTGTTGATTCCATCAGCAAGTCCCTGCATGAAGTCCGGCATCCAGCTTTCAAAGTCTGTCAGAGGGCCTTCATCTGGAATGGAGAAATGAAGAAAACTACGGATTGTATCTGCTACATCTGTAACTGCTTCGGCAACACTATCAACCTTTGATTTGATACCATCAACAATACCGTCGATGATATCAGCTCCCCAGTTCCATGCTTCAGAAGCAAGTCCTGTTACATAGTTTTTAGCTGTATCAAAACCGCCTTTTATGGTATCAACGATACCGGAGATTTTATCTGAAATAGCAGATTTAATGCTGTCCCATATGTTGGAGACAGCATTTTTTACGCTATTAAGAACATCTGATGTAGTAGATGATACTGTATTCCATGCTGTAGAAATAATACTCTTGATGGATTCCAGCACACCTGATACTGCTGATTTTATACTGTTCCATATACTTGACACAGTTCCGGAGATTGAATTCAGAATGCCTGATATAAACTCACTTATTGCATTCCACACAGAAGAAATCACTGCATGAATAGCAGACAGCACTTCTGAAATATATCCTGAAACTGTATCCCACACCGTAGAAATAACTGTCCAGACATTATTCATGGCTGTTGTAACGATTTCAACTACTGCGTTCCAGATACCTGTGATGAATTCTGAAATAGCAGTAAGAACGGTTGTTACAAATGAAGAAACTGAATTTATAACAGTAGAAACCACCGAATATATAGCATTGAAAATGTTTGAGAAGAAGTTATAAACCGAAGTGAGAATTGTGGAAATAAAATTATAGACCGCTGTAAATACGGTCATAACAACAGTTTTGATTGCATTGAGTACAGTGTTAAATGTATCTGAGATAGAACTCCATACCATGCAGAAAATGAATCTGATATTGTTCCATGCTCTGTTCCAGTCCTCTTTGAAACTATCTATAAAGGATTTTACATTTCTCATTATACTACCTGTTGCAGTGCTGAATATGCTACTGATTTGTTTCATGATTTTTCCCATAACAGGTGTAAAGCAATTTCGGAAACCATCCCAGATTGCCTGTAAAATGCCTGCACCAAGGGAAAGCCAGTCAGTTGAAATGATACCGGTTATCAACGCACCTACTAATTGAGGGATTGCTTCTATAAGCATTGGAATTGCTGAAATCAAGCCGCTAACCAATCCTGCAACCAATTCTATTGCACAGGTTATTATCTGTGGAAGAGATTCATAAATACTGCGGCATAAATTCATAATTAACTGAATTCCAGCCTGTATAATCAAAGGCAGATTCTGAGTAATTCCTGTAATTAGTCCGTTTACCAATGTAACTGCTGATTGTACGATACTTGGAAGCATGGAGAGGAAACCAGATAACAGTGAATCCAGAATTTCCATAGAGGCTGTCAGAATATTCGAAATCTGAGATAATAGTCCGTTTACCAGCTCCAATATCAACACAACTGCTACCTGTACTAATTTTGGAATATTATTTACAAGTCCCTCGCACAAGCTATTTACCAGTTCTAAAGCAGCTGAAATAAGCTGAGGAATTGCTTCAGTAATGCCCAGAACCAATCCATTTATTAATGTTGTAGCAGAATTGATAATACCGTGTAATGCTGAAATGATTCCTTGTGCCAATCCTGATATCAGTGTTATAGCTGCGGTTATGAATCGGGGAAGATTAGATGATATCATATTTATAATCTGCTGTATTAATAATAAAGCAGTATTTAATAATGTTGGTATGATTTTTTGCACAGTATTCAGAATCTGTTGTATAAGAGATGACACAATAGTCAGTAGCATAGGGATTCCGTTACTGATTCCGTTGACAATACCATCAATTAATCCTGAAATGATGGTCAGAACTTGTGGGGTAGCTGACTGTAATTGTGCAAATAAATCACCTATAATCATCTGGATGGCAGAGGCAATATCTTTGTCCGCACCATCTATACCTGAAAATAACGACTGAAACGCAGTTGACAATGCTGTAATTCCTGGAATAAGTGTGTTAAGCAGTGACGCTTTTAGTGATGTAAGCTGTGTAATTAACGGCTCCATTGCACCGCCTATCTGTGCCATGCTGCTCTGATAGGATAAATTAGCTTCACGTGCTGCAATAATGGATGCATTATTTTCTCTGTATTTATCTGCACTTTCGCCATAAAGTCCATTAAGCGTATCTACAATCAGTTGTTGTCGTTCTTGTTCAGAAGAACAGGAAGCAAGCGATTCGTTGAAGCTATCCTCTGATACACCAGCCCAAT